AGTCTTACGGGGCTGTTACCGATATTCTAGTAATGTCGTTGGTGTCTGCAAGTAAATCGATTAAACGTTTTACAGATTCAAACACAAAAGTCACCGATGCTTTGCAATCGTTTGTGGAGCTTTTGAACGAGATTTACGGTCTCGATTTAAAGTGTCCTCAATTGCAAGGTTCTGAGCTATCTCGATTCTGCCTAGGCCTAATCGAGGGTGATTTACTACATCCGTGGAGAGCTTCAATAGCCAGACTCTCCGCGCAATCTCGCTTCGGGATTGCGCACTCTCTCTTTCTTTTTCGGAAGGTTGTTCCAAAGGAGAAACCTCTCGTCGAACAGTATGTTGATACTTTGTCCAGCGAACAGGACTCACCCGACCCAGATTTTCTTCGCTTCGCGAAGAATTTGACAAAAAAGCTCTTTTATAAGGGCTGGGATAGGAAGTATCAAGATTATTGTTTGACTAGTAGCTTACCGCTTACTTCGTGTTCGGAGTTTGGTCGTAAGCTTGGCGGCTCTCGGGGGTGGGACTGTGCTCGTCGTGAACTTCGTTCGGAGTTCTGCGAGTACGTGTTGAAAGCACAGGTCCCACGGAGTCGAGGGGTTTCTAAAGTACAGGCTATAGATACAGGTGGAAAGTGGCGGATAATTGCCATCCCCCCCCGGGATGACAATTGTCTTCGTCCATTACACAAAGCCATGTACTCTCACCTTTCCCGTTTTCCATGGTTGCTTCGAGGTGACGCGAAGCCTGCGAGCTTCAAAGATTTTCTCCCTGTGGAGGGGGAAGTCTTTGTGAGTGGCGACTACGAATCCGCCACTGACAATCTTAACGCAGGTCTCCAAAAGGCAATCTTGGAAGTGTTGCTGGAGCGTTCCTACACTGTACCTACAGGTGTAGCGGAGCACGCTCTTTCCACTTATGATTCGGATCTAGTCATTAGTGGAAACTGCGGGTTGTGTGCCGGTGTTTGCATCGGTCACAGACAACGCCGCGGGCAACTGATGGGACAGTTGACTTCTTTCCCTCTATTGTGCCTGGTAAATTACATTACGTTTCGGTATTCGATACGACGGCCTGTGCCTGTTCGTATTAATGGCGACGATATCGTTTTTCGTGCGACGCCTGACGAGGTTTCTCGTTGGGAGCGTAATGTAGCTAAGGGCGGTTTGACGTTGAGCAAGGGAAAAACGTTGAGGCACTCTCGTGCCTTTACCCTTAACTCTACTCCTTTTTGGAGTACTGGAAGGGGGGGGCGTCGGGTCGGATTCGTTCGATCAAGCGCTCTCTTTCCTAAAGGTCCGTTAAGCCAACAGATATATTCGCTGAATGGTCGTTTTTATTCAGCGTGCTCTGGGATGTCGGTTAGGAAGACTAATCTTGTTCGAAGATGTTTTCTCCTACAGAACCAGAAGCCGATTCATGCGAGTCGAAGGTCTGTTACTAGAGGTTTAGGGTTAGCTGTGGACGAGGGGATGCTAAGGAGTTCTGCTCTTTGGTATCGGGAGATCTTCTACCTTGAACAAGTAGTCGAGCGCCCATTACCTGCCTCCTTGTCGGGGCAGATAATACCTCGTGGTTGGGTTCAAGTCTCCAGTAGTTGGTTAGATTCAACATCTATTCAACGATGGGAGCGTTTATGGGCTGATGAGTGCACCCATATGGCTTGGACCTCAACTTTCAATCCTTGCGAGGTCTCCGAGGACACTCTCCTTCGTCGGACCCGGGACGGTTGCTCACCGTACGGGCTTGGTACCTTGATCGGTGCCAAGGTGCGTAAGATGCTTAGGCTCTCACGTGGCGAGGCGTGGAAGTGGGTGAATCGGAGACGCAGAGAACATTCCCATGTTTTTGGGAGGACTAACTGGAAGAAAGGGAAAGGGGTGTGGGTGTGTTTGGAACTGCTTGCTTCTCGCTCGCAGATTAAATTTCTCGCGGCACTCATGCCAGAAGAGGTTGAGACACTCACAGTAAATGAAGGCGAAGTTGTGGGTATAGAGACTTGATCTCCGTACAGCCCCGGCTTTGGTGATGAATTTGCAAGGCGGAACTAAAAAGACCGTCGAGGGAAGTCCGATCCCGGATCATCCTTTACGTTAAATGGACGATTAGATCGTGGGTGGTGATGTCTGAATGTCAGGTGTCAAGAAGCTGTAAGTTGTTTTCGCGGAAGCGATTCAGCAGTCTTGTAGACATGTTTCTCTTTCGCCGTAGGACTGCGTAGGAGTCAAGCTCACGGTGGAGGCGTCGGATGATTGAAAATTAGGAGCAACTATGGTGCTTGTCATCACAGGGTGTTTTGATTAGTTCTCGATGTTCATCATTGTTCTGATGGCATGAGTCCTATCCGCGGC